GAATGAATAAAACCAGAGAGATGTTTCTTCAACCAAGGAAAGAAATAACCCTACATTGCCTGAAGCACACCACAGCCATCATTGGGTGGAATCCAAATGAGTCGTGGACGTGCTTTGACACCAGAAATGAAACCGTTTTCGAAGACAGGTTCTTCAATCACGTGTACCTCACCTGATTTGACCATGACAGTCATTGGCCCAATTAGATCCACATAATCGGGATCTTAGAAAAACCGAGCGATATTTCCGTCATATTTGGCCTTTTTGGCGTCAGTCCAACAATCCTGAGTCTTTGAGTAGTCAAGCAAATGCTTGTCAAACTCGATCGGATCCTCTTTCAACTTTTGCTTGAGGTAATCAAAAAATGGTCCCTTCATGCGGTCGAAACGTCGGACTGAGGCTGGGTCAGGCTAGTTCTTAGTTCCAAAATGGCGTACTAAGGCAGCAATAGTGTTTTGGCGAGACTTATGTGTGAATTCGAATTCACTAGTCTCACCATTAGCCCCGATAATCTCAGAACCAGACTTGATGACATGTTTGTCTTGATTGTAGAGAGCATATGGAATATACTACCCCTTATCAAATATCATCGGCTAGTCCCAAGTTTTGTAAAGCTTGTTGAGAAGGGACATTTGATACACAAAGTCCTCTCGATTCTCCACAATCTACGGATTTGGATCAAGCAAAACCTCCGGGTCCACGTTCTTGACAACATAGTAGTCCTCAGACTTCTTGAAATCAAGTTTGCGCAACCTTTTGGCTTCTGTAAGCTTTTTCAACCAATTCCGATCTTTCAGCTTCCTGATCCTCTTCTGACGGACTGCCTTCTCATAACGCTCATTATTTTCCCTGTACGTAAGTTTAGGGTCATAAAGACGAGTATAAGAGTGTAAGCCACGAGAAAGGTTAATCCCAAGATTTTTGTCTTGGGAGGGAACCTCCATCTTAGATGGATCTAGTGGCTCAGCAGGCAAAGGTCCACAGAGTAAAGATCGCTGAGTCTCAACGGCTTTAGGTGGGGTGGGCACAATCACAGATCTGCCGGTCATGTCCGGAACGTACAAACCCAAGCTCCTCATTCTATCCATGTAAACCCGTGGCTAAATCGCAGTTTGCGATGTGTGCTATGGGCTTGGATAGAATCTGTGAGTGGAATCAAGAGTTCGACGAACCTACATGATCCTGTTCCAGCGGTCTCTGAACGATCTATTATATGGATCACGGTTCCAAAAAGTCAGTGTACAAAAGTAGCAGAGAGCGTCTGTGAACAGGTTCCAAAGCATGCGTCTCGTGTATTCTCCTCTAGAAAGTTATCTAAGATACATTCCTTCTATGGAAACGAAACGACTAAAAATCTCTTCCCTACACTCAGAATTGTTCACATCGAACCAGGGCTAAGAAATTATGCTAGAAACCAACATTTTCACATCCTCAGGAAGCCACACATTCTTATTTTACTAAGCAATGTAATTTGTGGTGTAGGTCTCACTGAACTGAGAGACATAATCCGTGAGGAATGTGGAGGTAATGTTCTTTGAGGTACGGAAGCCAGTGGGTCTATAAGACTAAATTTTGTGCGTAGTTCGAAGCACAACAGCTGGTCCGATCCAGTTGAACACTTCACAGTTTGCGAACTTCTTTACTTTAGTGTAAAGAGGGAATGGAGTATTAGGGTGTCTGTATCCATCACCATTGTTGCGAGGTTTGTGAATGACAATACCCTAGTCATCGATGGTTGTTATACCTTCGTTATAGGGCATAGTTTGCACACCTGGTAAGTTGTAGAAATTAGTTCCGCATGCAAGTACCATAGCCTCAGCAAAGAATGGGATGTAACCGGAAAGGTAGTAATGACAATCAAACACCTCATAGACAATCTTGCAGTTAGGATCTCTGATAAGGATTGCCTAGGATCCATCCAAATCATAATGTGGTCTGTTGGGGTCATTCTGAAGGAAAACGAATGGTCGCATATAATCGATTTGATCATTGAAAACGGCCTCTTCAAATTCTTGAATTGTTCCAACAAAGCACTTGTGAGTTGGTCTACCTAGTGAAGGTTGGTAGTCCCAAGCACCAGCATTATCCTCATAATAGGTCACGTCTAGTGGATCCACCTTAGGGCGGACTGAAACGTGAACTACCTATGCGAGAGAAGCAATGCAGCGCTAGATAGCGTTAACAATGCTATACCCGTTAGGGAGAATATGGTTAGCTAGATCCTGGTAACGACCTGCACCAATGGTAATCACAAATTCCGCGTTGAAAAAGGCTTAATCGCCTATTCTATTGGCATTGTTGGCTTCGATTCGTTCTTTTGTCTCGCGAATAGCCTATGTCCAGAGGGTAGTCCTCCGGTTATAAGCTGTTTCGAGAGCTATGAACGCAGCCTCTGGTTGGCCCTGTTCGCGGCGAGGTGGGAACTCAAATGTAGTCTGAGACCACCCAAACATTCTATCCAAGATCTTCATTGTCTAGGCAAATTTGTCACCAATAGAAATGATAACCAAAGTGCCATTGGCATTAAGACTAGAATAGATCTATCCAAGGTGATTCCGACAATCAGCAGCAGCCTCATCGATCATGGATCGATTGTGGTTGTGACCGCTGTGTGAAAGAGAACCCTCCTTGAATTCGTTAGCCAATCCCTCTCCAAAAAGTGCACTCACTTTCTTGTATTAAGGACAAAATGTGCCTAAAGGCATAGCCGAAATACGGGGAGGTTTGATATTGCCGTCAGCGAGCATATGAAGACCTTTGACTGTGAACTTATCTGTCTTCACCTTGTCTCGTGGCTGATTTGCAACAGGATTGGTGTCATATATAGAGGCTAATAGAGTGACGGGCATTTCCATTACAGCCTCGGGATTATGGGTCTTGAGTTTGGCATGACCAAACACAACTTGCACAGTTTGTTCGTAGTCAGGTTGACGAACTAAGCTCTAAACAAAGAAGTTCCTTGCGAACACTCTATAGCGATGTAACAACATCGCCATTGCTAGAGCTACAATCCCGGGTCGGGTCAATTTGGACCGAAGAAACCGATAAGCAACCCACATTAGACGTGAGGGTGCCTACGCTGGAATTTGCAAATTCTGTAATGGTCCTGCGAGCATTCCTGACTTGGGCAAAGAGTCAACTACATCTGGAATTCTGGCCATGTATCTTGGAGCATTGTCCTGTGTAAGATTCTATTGTACATGACGAGGGTGTAGTTCATAAGTGGGCACCGTCTTATTGCCTGTCTTAATAAAGTAATCAGACTTCCCCTTGTTGAGAGTGGAAATCATGAAGTGCTAAAATTTAGACAAAGGTGGAGGTGGAGGGATGTTGGTCTGCCTATTGTGGTAAAGAATTACCCATTAGGCTACATCCCCATCACTGTAGTGGTTTTCCGGAAGATGACGGTTACCCATTTTGGCAACTTTCCGGCACCAGAAGCTAATGCATTTCTGCTCTTTGGGAGTAGGTGCTGCTGTGGGCCTAAAGCGTTGGGGTTTCTGTTTAGAAACCTTGTTTTAGGTTGGACGCTTGGAAGGCACAGATGGCTATTGCTCAGGTCCTGTCTCAACAACTTCAGGTGCTTCCACTTTCTTGACAGAGGGCTTTGATTATTTAACAAATTAGTCAAAAGCCTCGCCAAGTTGTCTATAAGAGAAAAATTTCTTCTTATAGTCAGTCATGGCAACACATGCATGTTGGTCAGCAACATTAACAACAGCTGGAGTGAGTGAAGAGTAATCACTACTCTTCTGGGCATGAATGAGACGGACTTCATTCAAAAGTGACTCGAGTCTAATGTATTTGATTCCTAAGAAATCACACACAAAAGAACAGCACTCGAAAGAATGACCAATCTCATTGTCAGAAGCGCGTTTGACAGAAGCAGCGAGAGCTGCATATGTCGCATCGCGGTAAGCCTCAAGGTCTCGATCTGTGTATGCGAGCTCGCATAGTGAATAGAAGAAACACATGTTGGACTTAGGTGAGCA